TAAACAGATGCACCATATTTATTCGTTAAGCCACTAATACCAGCGAAAACAGGCGTCGCTGTAGCTGTATAATCTGTAGCATATGGTAAACTATACACACCTTGATCTTGATAACTTGTTCTAGCTATAGATGAAGTTGTGAATACATTTTCTGAATAATTATATGTTACGCACCTATCAATCTGTTCGGAACCATTTTTAGGATAGAACCAATTAATTTCTGTATACAAAGCGTTAGGTGATGAATAAACAATATCAGAAGCTCCATAGTTAACACCAAGATTATCTCCATCTGTGGTAAATACAAAGTCTTCAACTAAACAAGGCAATGATTTAACTGTACCATCAAATACAAAAAATCCACCTTCGGCTGACATCCACCAGACAGCTCCGTTTGCATAAGAGACAGCATGCTGTCCTATACATCCACAGTTTGTACCTACCTGTCTTACAGAGAAAGTAAATGGTGGTCCAACGAATTGAATTACATAAGCTGCTTGATCTGTTAAACAGAATACATAATCTTTACCTTGAATGGCTGCTATGATCCTGTTTCCTGTATCTAGTCTAAAGCTCCCTGCAGTGTTGGTTGCAGTTGGTGCGTAGGTATTTAAATCTTCTTGATTAGAAAATCTTACAAACATCGGGTCCTGTGTGGTTACATCGCCAATAGTTGTTTCTGTTCCAAAGTGAAATAAGTGTCTGTCTCTATCTGATACTAACGTCATTCTTGTAGCTGTTGGATTTGCCGATGTAGAAAAACCAGATGTAGATGTAGAAGCTCTAACGGTTCTAGGAGTGGCTGCTCCAGCGTTCCATGTAAAAGTTTTACCATCAAATATTGTAGCAACTAAAACTTCACCAAAGTTATCTAGACTCCAGTTTCCTGGATCTAGAGTCACGTTGCTTACAGTTCTAGCCGTTCCCCATGTTGAGTCGCCCCATAAATATGTACCCCATCCATAACCTCTTGTTTGAAAAGTTGGTCCTACTAAAACATAAGGTTTAATGGTTGCCGCTCCTGTAGCTGTACCGCCTGGGCTAGATGCAGCGACGGGTGTTGTAATTTTAAATGTGTTGGTAGTTATGTCTCTTATTTCAAAAGCTCCATCCGTAAAAACAGAAGCAGCTGTAAAGCCATTTGGAACTCCTGACATTCCATTAAAAACTATATATCTACCATTAGCAAGTCCATGACCCGTACAATTAACAGTCACATCAGCAGATCCGTTAACTGTATCGAAAGTACACGGGTTACTAAGCTGTGCGTCTAGTGGAGTAATGTCATAAAAAGCTTCATCATAGTATAGAAACAATCCTTGTGCTGTTCCTATAGCTACATATTTCTCACCACCAAAACTACTAAATGCATGTTGAGCTCTAGCAGGTCCAGGTAGTGTTTCATCAGCTACTGTTAGCTGTTGCCATCCTCCTACCTTTTCAGGTAATCCATATCTAAATCTAACAAAATCTCCGTCTACCCACTGGCCTTCAGCCCCTGAATCAGTGGCTTGTTTGTTAAATCCTGGTTTAAAGTTAAGTTTCTGTAGCATAAACCCCGTACTATATAGAGTTTTTAATTTTTTGGTAGTATTATATTCCACTCTAGCTTGGAGATCAACTCCCATAAATGGACTACTTTTGAACGATTATCTTTCAGATATTGATGTAGTTCTTCTGTATCTACAATAATAAATTGATCTTTTACATCATAAACTATTTTATCTGCTTTAGTTTTAAACGATCCTCCCTTTGCATAATTCTTTAAAGGACGTAAATCAAATTTAAGTTTTTGGTTGTGTAGGATTCCTTCTACGTCCCAAAGTTCTTTCTTCTTCTGATTGGTAGTAGCTTCTTTTGTAATAGTAAGCAACTGTTTAAAATCATTTGATGACATATGTAGAATAAGGTTCATTGCCTACTTTTCCTGTAAGAAAATAATTAGCTCCAAATACAATTCTATTTTCATCATGTTCATTAGGAGTTGTCCCATGTCTAAGATCTCCAGGGAAAATTACTACATCTCCTTGTTGAGGTTGAATAGTCCATTGACTAGAATTGTGTTCATTATATTTTTTAATATCATATTCAAAGTAAAAAGATTCTTCAATTGCAGATCTGTCTATATAAAACGTTAGAGCTCCACTTTTTATTCTAGCATAAAATACAACACTAAATAAACAATTAGGATGTCGGTGTTCATGATGACTACGTCCTTTTGTACAAAGAGATATCCAATCGTTAACTCTAATTAATTTATTGGTTATACCTAACGCATCTTTGGCATAAGTATTAGATATATTATCTATAAATTTTTTTACAGGTTCTAAAAACTTATCTTTAAACACATGAGTATTGTTACTTACTAAAGCACCTTTAGTTCCTTGTTTAGTATTTTGTTTGCAATATTCTTTTTTATTTAATTTGTTTATAAATTCATCAGATAAGCTAAAGCTTGTTTTATATATCTTTATAGGGATAGCTTTTAAATTTAAAGAGTATATGTTTTTTATTTCCACCATGGGCCCGTCTCAAAAATAGTACACGATATTCTTTCTCCTTTAGTTACAGGAGTTACTTTGTGTAGAAAATAAGATGGAAATACTATCATACTACCTGGTTGATCAAACTCTTTTATATGAATAGGTTTACCATCAAACAGTTTAAATATACCACCTTCATAAGGTTTTTCAGATAAGTTAATTAATGTAGTTAATTTTAAAGTAAAGTTTTGACTATACGGTTCTCCATCTACATGCCATTTATATTGACCCTTATTAGAAGCTTTATATTTATTTTGAATAACATCGTCATGAATAGTGTCGTAAATATCAAAACCAAATACTTTTCTATTTATCCATCTAACTGATTGTTTAATGTCTTTTATCTTTTGTATTTTATAATAACCTGTTTGTGTAGCTACTGATGATTTAATAGTAGGAGCTTGCTTATGAAATGGCTGAGGAGCTTTGTCAAATTCTTTATTTATCTTTTTAATTTCAGCTTTAGTCAGGTAATTATTAACGTAGTAGTAAGTAAATTGCATTAGTAATAGTTCCAGTTTATATTTATTCTTGCATTATCATTTGTAGTAGATGTACTTGAATGAGGTTTAGAAGCATCAAACAATAACAATCTATTTTCTACTGAATCTATTTTAGTATCATCTTCTAAAATAGTAGCTCCATTACAGGTATTAATAGAAAAGATAGCTGCTTTGTGTGAATAGTTATAATCAATATGTGTTTTATGTTTTATTAGTTTTGCTGTTACTGGATATAAATTACACTTAACTCTTAATAAAGCTCTAGGATTTATTTTATCTATTAAAGGAAGTAGAATATCAAAGTGTGTTGATTTTTTAAAAACTGCTCCCGCATAAAACATGTGAGTAAAATAACAAGACTTATCTTTCTTTTCAAATTCATTTATGTTTGGTGTGTAATACCATGGGAAGTCTGCATGCATGATAGCACTTTTTAAATCTAAAAATTGATGTCTTGGTAAGAAATCATCTATTACTGTATACTTACCTGATTTATCTATTTGTTTCTTTTTCTTATACATAATTAATATTTATTACAGCTCTCCTTTCTACGTCTGTCTGGCTAACTCCTCTATGTAGAGTTTGGCAGGGAAATATTATAAGCTTATTTTCTTCAGAAGCAATAAATTTATCTTTAACATATGTACCACCATTACAAGTATTAAGATATAGAATAGCTGTTTTACCTTCAGGTAAATCATAATCGGTGTGTAAATCTGATGTATAAGAATATAAAACTTCTCTTGTCATCATATTACATCTTGCTTGTATTAATTTCTTACATTTTAATTTTTTTATAATAGGGACAATCCACTCTTCATAGTGAGGAGATTGAATCTCATCATTGTCATAGAAAGAATGATTAAACCAGTAGTGATCATCTTTAACCATTTGATCTCTCCAATACCAAGGAAAGTTTTGTGAAAAAACTCTAACTTGTATTTTGCCTAATAGATATCCATGTAGAAAATTCTTA